TGTTCAAGTCAGCAGAACCTTTTTCAATATCCCTCAACTTTTTTGCAGATTTATTCTGAGCTATGAAACCTTCTATTGTTATAGGGCTTCTACCTTTTGCAGTCTTAATTCCAACTTTACTTTGTAACTGTTCAAGTGTCAAAGGTTTTCCACTGCCACTAACTAAATCACTAAAGCCTAGCTTGCCCTCTTTCCATAGTTTACGTTTACCGACTCCCAATACTTCTTCTTGGGTTTTCTTGTCTTTCCCTTTAAGCCAACCTTCGTAATTCTTCTTTCCTGATACTTGACCATCCATAGAAGCTTTGGTACTTTTAGGAATTTCTTGGAACTTTCCTTTAGCACCTAACTCTTTCCAGCTTTTAACAATAGCTACAGTAGTTGAGCGACAATTCCAATGAGCAATAAAGCCAGGAAAGGGTTCGCCACTTCCACCTATAGGATTGTAATCCAAATCCCACTGAGCGCCATCTAGTGATGCGCAAATTTCAGAAGTCCTACTGTCAAATGTTGCTGACCATTCAATACCTTTAATCAAGTCATCATTCTCGCGATATGTTTCTATTCTCGCTTCATTGGCTACTGTTTGAATACTGGTTCTTACTAATGCCTCGGCGCTTCTATAGTTGCCGTTAAGTACACCGTCTTTATATCTTAAAGCTCTTGTGCCTCGTAGTGACCTAACCACACTATCAGTTGTATCACCTGCCAACATTCCTTTTCTCACTGTATCTGAGAACTTATCTTTAAATGCTGTGCCTCGTCTTGACCACCACTCCTTAGATGGAGCGCCTTCAATTAGAGATTGAGATGCTATCGCCTTTAGAGCTTGCTTACTTAAACCTGTAGAGAGCAATTCTGCATTTATTGACGTATTAAGAGCGCTTATTGTCTGCGCTTCAGATATGCCTGCTACTTTAATTAAGTCATCGGTAAGAGAGTCTTTAGCTTTCTTATAGACTGTTTGAATTGTTTCTTTGGTTTGTTTAAGTAGAACTTGCAAACGCTTCTGTTTAAACCTTGTCATGGGCTTACCATTCAAGATATTAGACTTTTGTAACTGCTCAATCAAGTCTGCCTCAAGGCTTTTCAATTCCTTGATAACATCACGCTTCATTTGAGTTTCAAGACGATTCAGGTCAATCGAATGACCTATTATTTCATCTTTGACTTTCTCATTTACGGTTTTAGACATTTAACATAGGGTCAACATCAATTAGACTTTTCTCATCTTCAATAGAAGTATCAGGTGGAAGTATCTCGCCTCTCTTCATATTCCATAAGAATGTTTCATGACTAATACCACCCGACTGCCAAGCACCCATAAGTGAAGTCATGTCTGTTGAATCAATCTTGGTATCAACGAAGTCAGTATTAAGTGTTACTTTAATCTCGCCTTGAATACCATCCCATTCAGCCATAACCTCTAGGGCATGGGTAATCGCTCTCTCTACAGCTTTAACTGTAGTAACCAATGTAGATGCTTCAGCATTCTGTCTTAGTCTAACTGAGTCTGCAGCTTCAACACCTGCCTTCTGAGATTGTAATAACTGCGCGCCTAGACTTGCCATCATAGAGCGCTTCTCTTCCATAGCCTTTTCTAAAGCCTGAAGACCTTGACCACTAAATTCTAGGTAGCCTGCGCTACTTCCAGTATCAGGTAGAATCCATGCTTCACCCGAACCGATTCTTAATTCGCTATCGGCATCAATACCTGTAACGTACGGCGTAGGTAATGCTGTGAAATGACGACCATGCTCTAAGTCTGCTGATGTTCTGTATAGAGATAAACTTGTATCTGCTAAAGCTAACATAGAAGATGTTACTGGCTCGAAATTGAAACCTTCACCACTCATAGCAATGAACGGAATACCATCTAGCGCATCACCCCTTTGTGTAGGGTAAATCTCTTGCCAAACTGCCCAACCTTTGTTATCTCTCCAAATACGAACAACGTAATTACCATCTTCGTCTTTTGTAAGCTCTCTGTATTGAACATCGTACTCAGACATATACGGGTCTTTAGGGTCAATCTTTCTGTATGTCTCTTGTAGGACAACAGCGTCATCAATCCAGTTGGTTACTTGCTCTGTGCAATAACCTGTCAAGTAAGGACGCTCTTCGCTTCTATCAACTAAGATTCCTTGTCTTCCCATTAGTAATTGCTCACTAAGTAAGTAAGAAACAAAATCATTGAATGCTATACCTGTTCCAGTAATATCATCTAACCAAGCTTTAACTTTATCAGGGGCTTCAACAATAGGTTCGATTCTCATCACAGCACCGATTAAACCTTTTACTGTTCTCTCAATACCGTTGTAATACATAGCTCTTAATTTATAAGCTTCATACTGGTCTTTATCCTGACCACTTAGCTTAGGTAGATAGGCTTGACCTTGTTTCTTAATAGCATCACTGCCCTTGTATGAATCCCTAATACGTGACCACTGTTGTGCCGCTTCTGTGTAATACGGATGTTTTGATTCGATTCCCATGTTTTGCTCCTTAAATTCCTACAACTCTTGCAAGTTTCGGTTTTCCTTTTTGTTTAATCATTGGTTGTAATGCGTATCTGAGAGCGTCTATGTAATGGTTATGATTATCTACAATCTGTGGCAACACATCTCCTGTCACTCTATCAATCTTATAACTATACTTTGCGAACTCTCCTGCTGTTTCCGTACATCTAGTGTGAATAAATACATTTCTAAAGCTTCTAATAAATTCCACTCCATCTTCAACACTTCCACCCCACTTATGAACTGATTCTATCTTATAGCCCTGTCTTCTGACAAAACTAATACTTTCAGGTCGTGCCGAGTCCGCCCTTATTGTATATTGTTTTGCGTCAGGTATGGCATCAATTAGCCTGTATGTGTTATCTAATTCAATTTGCCTTCCACCAGCATCATAATCAATATACAAACATTGGTCATTAATAAAACATCTAATAATTACTGTAGGGTCTTGTGAAAAGCCCCAGTCTAATCCATAATAAAACACAGCTTCAGGCGGAGCATCAAAGTCTTCAACAGTGTACTTATTCTTGAATATCTGAGAGGCTGAGTATGTCTTACACTCTCCTTCCCAAATGTGTAAATACTCGTTATAGTCTAGCTCTTTTAGATATTCCGCTTCAGCTCTTAGTTCGTCTGAGAAATACGGGTTCTGGTCGTAATTTATCTTCACTTTAAGAGTGTCTTCTCTATCAGGAGCAACAAACCTGTCATATGTTGGGTCTGTTTCTAGGCTTGGATTGAATGAAATCCATATTTCACTTTTAGCCTTACGAACAGTTGGAATCAATATATCCCAACTTTCGTTACTGACTTTTTGAGCCTCTTCCACCCAACAAATATCAACACCCTCAAGCGACTTAATTTGCATTGGGTCATGACGTATTCCATGAAAGATAAACTCACTGCCATTCTTGCCAATTATTGCGTCTCTAGTTACTTGATAAAATCTTTCATAACCTAACATCTCAATACAGGTCGTGAGCAACTTATGTACTGACTCTCTCATTGATGACTGAACTTCCCTAGTGCATAAAACACGGGTTTTTTTTCTTGCGCCTATGATTAATAGACAAAGTGCAAAACTCCATGATTTTGCACCACCTCGTCCTCCGTAATAAACCTTATATCTCTTTGGTTTAAATAACGGTTTGAACGGTTTGGGAATTTTTACTAATTTACTCAATGAACTGAACTGTCAAGTCCATTGTGCCGTCAATATCCATTTCAACCTCTTGCCTCTCGATATATCCACGCTTCTTACCCTTTGTCTTTAAGAAGAAAATCATACAAGTTGTATCACCGTCATTTATCTTTGACAATAGCTTTGTTTCTACATTATCAATAACAGCCTCTTCAGCATCTATCAACTCTTGTTTGAAATCTGAATTTTTCTTTCTTTCTTTGTAAAAAGTGTTTCTTGATATACCCAACGCACTACATGTTGCTGATACGTTACAACCCTTCTTTTTAAACACTTCAACTGTCTTTTCTTTAGAGAATTTCATCTACTTTTCCTTTTTGTCGTTTTCTGTCACCTTTGTACTTAAAGCCTCCTTAGCTAATTCAAGTATTTTACCGAATGCTATTGATACGCTTTTAATCTCAAACTCAGTCTTTACTTGAGTAATTGTATCAAGGAAGTCATCTTCTATCTTATCACCGTCTGCCAAGATAACCATGTCTGAGGCATCCTTTTCTTCTTTGACTATTTCTAATAATTCATCTATTAAATCCATATCCTTGCGATATAGAACTAACCCTACTCGATAGTGTTCAGATACTGGAACAATTGAACCACTAAACATATCCTCTACTGCTAAATCATCTACTGAGATATGAGCCACTTCTTTCCAATCGATATTATCAATCTCATCAAATAAACGCTTCAGTATTCCTTTATCATCTTCACCATGAAGAGTGTTGTGGCTTAATTGTAATGCTACTATCTCGTCTTTACTTAATTCTTTTTCTTCAGCATACAGAATATGTAGCTTACTATAACCTAGAGTAACACAAGCTTTGTATCTATGATTACCACTTATGATTACATACTTACCATCCTTTCTTAAATAACAAGCAATCATTGATGATAATCCACTCTTCTCAATGTTCTTGCATAGCTTGGTGAAATTCTTCTTGGTCATACTGTTGGCGTTTATCTCTGTGCCTTCAATATCCTTAATATCAACTTCTTTTACTTTCCACTTGTTATTCATTTATTAACCTTTTTAAAGTATTCTTGCTTTGCCTCTGACATGTGCCTAATACTACCGAACGCAAAATCATAAACAAGTATCTTTCCATCTCCACCGACTTTCTTAAACGCACCCCTGTATTTCATACTTACTGGCATTGTGGTATAAACTTTCGTATAACCTCTTGATACTCTGTTGACTAACTTCCTCTCAATCATCTTTTTAACTTCTCGTGTTCTAATCACATACAAGATGAACTTACTTAACATAGGTACGTTATTATTCGTACAGAAGTCACTCAATAACCATAGACTATAACCCTTGTCTTTGGAATAGTCAAAGCCGAACGCTCCCAAGATAGTTTTTCCACTGTTTACTGTATAGCAAATCTTTGGCTGTGTGAACTTGGCTACCTTCTTGACGAACTTAGCCTGTAGCACGCTAAACAATGACGGCATTACTTCATGAACTGTTATCTTTGTCTTCTTCTTTATTTCAAAATCATCATCAGGTATTGTTATGGAGATATTTAAACCTTCGTCCATGACCTGTCTTACACCAAGGTAACTTTTCTGACTAGAGTACAACGTAACATCTAAATCTTTTGCTATCTTTTCGTATGGCAAGAATTCATTCTTACTGACAATCAATAATTTAATGCCTTTCTTTAGACTTGACTTAACTTTCTCGTACCGCATCTCTGTTCTTTCAAATTCTAGCCCATAGTTAGTGTGCTTCTTTAAAGCAGTTAATGCAGAATTAGCTTTACTGTTATATTCCTGTTGAAACACGACATCAATCTTCTCCATGTTGGCTTGTTGAATTGCATCTCTCAAAGTACCTAATCTATAATCGGCTGTTTTTAATAAACTAACCAATTCTATTGAATTTGACCCAATCTTTTCAAGGCTTTCTTTAATCTTGCTCGCATAAGATAGATATTCATTCATACCATATTCGGTATTCATGTCGTACTTCTGAATCCTAGCAAATATAAAGAACAGACTTAGTTCTGTTTCTATAGTGCCATCTTTATACTCACCTAATATTTCAAAGTGATTCTCATAGTCTATAGTCAACTCACCTTTGCTAATCAAATAAACAACATGATTAAACTCTGAATTGTTATACACGATTAAATGTTTAACCTTATACAGCGATAACTCAGTTTGGTAATAGAACGGGTTGACTATGATTAACTTATCAGCTGTGTCGTTAATGATTGCGCTAATTATCTTTCTGGACGGGGAAAATCCTTTGGCTATATTTCT